GCATATCACAGGCGAACCGAGCGGTTTGCCTGCATTGTTGCGCATCGCCGCTTTGGTAAGACTGTCGCGGCAATCAATGACTTGATCCGCACCGCGTTGACGCTCGACCGTCATAACGTGCGGGTTGCATACATCGCGCCTTACTACCGTCAAGCGAAAGCCATAGTTTGGGATTATGCTAAATTTTACACCAGCGTAATTCCCGGCACTGTCATCAACGAAAGCGAACTGCGCATTGACTTCCCGAACGGATCGCGGCTGCGGCTGTTTGGCGCTGATAACTATGACGCAATGCGCGGCCTATACTTTGATGATGTTGTGCTGGATGAGCCTGCTGACTTTCCTGTCAGCGCATGGCCTACAGTTATCCGACCCGCCTTGGCAGATCGCAAAGGCCGGGCAACCTTTGTAGGCACGCCGAAGGGCAAGAATGACTTTTGGGAAGTCTACCAGAACGCAAAGGATGACCCTGACTGGTTCTGCATGATGCTCAGGGCGTCAGAGACTGGCGTGCTGGATCAGGTTGAACTTCATGACGCCAGAAAGGTCATGGGTGAAGACCGCTTTGAGCAGGAGTTCGAATGCTCGTTTGAGGCAGCTATCCAAGGTGCATACTACGGCACTGAGATGAAGGCTGCGACCAGCGAGAACCGCATCACAACTGTGCCTTACGATCCGTCCATGAAGGTCATCACGTCTTGGGACTTGGGCGTTGGTGACAGCACGGCAATCTGGTTTGCACAGTTTGTTGGCCCAGAGCGGCGCTACATTGACTACTATGAAAGCAGCGGCGTTGGCCTCGATCACTACGTCAAGGTGCTGCAAGACAAGGGCTACATCTACGGTGAGCACGTCCTGCCGCACGATGCTCGCGTCAGAGAACTTGGCTCAGGCAAGACGCGCGTTGAGACGCTCGGCAACCTTGGCTTACAGAACATCACAATCGCGCCGAACCTGATGCTGGATGACGGCATTCAGGCTGTGCGCTCTTCGCTTGCATCCTCTTGGTTTGATGAGGAAAAGTGCAAGCGAGGCATCGAGAGTTTGCGGCAATATCAGCGCGACTTTGACGAAAAGGGCAAGACGTGGCGAGGCCGTCCTAAACATGACTGGACCTCACACGGTGCTGACAGCTTCCGCTACATGGTGGTGGGCTACAACCCGTCTGCCGGGTTTACGAGCAAGCCAATCAGGCGCAACCTCAAAGGGGTCGCATAAGCCTGCGTTTTAGGCTATTATCCACGCAAACCAGCGAGGAATTAGTAGAATGGCAAGCTACACCAGCATCAAAGACATGTTTGACGGATCGGGGCCGGGCAAGTCTGGCGCTCAATTCGAGGGCGGTGGCGTCCTGTCTGCAATCGGCAACGCAGTGGCTCGACCCGCTGGATCGCGTGACCGTGGTGAGCCTGACATGCGCACTGGCGTTCTTGGCTTTGCACGCGATGCAGTCAACGGCGGCGGCTGGGGTGCATCTGGTGAGACATTCCAAGGCGGACCTTACGGCGGCATGATTGGCGCTGGCCTGAACGCTCTCGGCGTCCGTCCGATGGGTTATGCAGAACGTGGTCAGCAGTTGATGAACGATGCAATGGCACGAGTGGCTGCACAGGCCGCTCAGAGCCGCCCTACAGCGCCATCTTATGCTCCAATGACCTCACCACGCCCGCCAATGCAAGGTGCGCCTGTAACGCCTGTCACAGTGTCCTCGCTGGGCGACATTGATGCGCTGCGTGCTGAGATGATGCGGATGGGGCTGCTGCCTGCTCCTATGTCAAGCAATATTGGGTATGGACCTCGCTGATGGCTAACGTAAACCAGCGGATTATTGACGAGTATAACCAAGCGCAAACGCTTGACGCGTTGCAGCGTGCTCGTCGTCAGATGGGTGCGGAAATTGCTGCTCAAGACCCAGCCTATTTTCAGCCAAACATCGCAGACGCTGGTCAGCCAATGTATTCGCTGGATCAGCGCATCAATGACATCTACACGGGTTCCAACATTCTGGCGTCAGACAATCGTGTGACTGGCAAGGTTGCTCGCACGTTGAATGATATGGGCGTCCCGCTTGCTGCTATTGAGCCTGCAATGGGTTTGCTGCAATTCACGCCAGTTGGCACCGCTGAAGGATTATACGACTCTTACACTGCTGCGCCTGAAGTTGTCCGCAACATTCGTGAAGGTGAATATGGTCGGGCCGCTGGGAATGCTGCAACAGTTGGTCTTGGTTTGCTTGATGCTGGAATGTCTGCGCTTCCAATCGCAAAGCCAGTTGTGAACGCAGCACGTGGCGTCAACACACGCGGTCTGACTTCTGACGCGATGTATGCAGGCCGCTCGCTGCTTGAAGGTGATCTTGGTGGCGTTCGTGATGCGTTTACGCCCAGCCGTGCGCCTCGAGGGTTGGGTGCGGATGCGCCAAAGATAGACGTTTTAGGCTCTGGCTATGGGCAAACGGACATGCGTCTAACTCTTCCTAACGTGGAGGGGCAAATTGATTACTCTGTTTTTGAAGGCAGGCCAAAAATAAATATGGTTGAGGTCCCTGAAAACGCACGCAGGCAAGGAAACGCAACAAAGTTGTTGCAGGCACTACAAGAGCAGTTCCCAGATACAGAAATAGATTGGGGATCATTAACCACAGACGGTTCCTCTCTGTTTAAATCAACAAACTTTTCTGAAATTCCGTCAGCTTATGCTGGCGACTTTGCTCGTTTAGACGCAGCGAAGTCGAGGTTTGCTGCTATGCAAAGTGATTTTGCTGGTATGCAGGCCCGCAATCAATCTCCGCCAGCAGGATTTTTTGACGAATGGAATGATCTGCAAGACGAGATTTACAACCTTAGCAGTGAGTTGGAATTTAAAAGTCCTGTTGAGCGTATAATCTCCGCCAACCGTGACGCCACGGCTGGAGCAATCGCACTTCCAGCAGCCCGCACTGAAGCGGAGGCTATGGCGCGTCAAATCCTAGAGATGCGAGCCGCTGGGCGTGCTGGCGATGTGACAGACGCGATGATGGCGCAGGCCGATCCGCAGTATATGTTTAACAACACGCCGCTGCCGATGGATGAAGCATCGAGGATGGCGCGGGCTGGTGAGATGGGTCTGCTTGATCCGCAGTATCACGCAACGCAATCAGACTTTCAGAGCTTCATGCCGAGCGAAACTGGTTTGACTGGTCGCGGAGTTTATACGGGCGATGAAGCTGTTGATGTGATGGACTATGCGAGATCTCGCATGTCTTCCAACGAAGGCTTAAATGTCATCCCTCTTTTGTCGCCAGAGGGGTCAACTTACGCTCGCAAACTTGATTGGGAGCGCACATTGGATGCAGACCCAGAGTTGCCATACAACGCAACATGGGAGCAAAATGTTGAGGGTATGCGGCGAGCGGCAGACACAATGTCTGCTCAAGGCTATCCAGGCGTTCACAGTCAGCCCGGTGAGCGCGTTACATTTAATCCTCAAAGCCTACGCTCCCGCTTCGCCCGCTTCGACCCTGCGTTTAAGCACCTTGCCAACCTATCCGCAGCAACGGTGCCCGCTGGCATCTTGGCTATGCCGAACAAGGAAGAGCGCAACCGCCAACTTGGTTTATTGTTTGGAGGCTACTAATGCCCGTCAAGAAAACGAAATCAGGTGGCTATAAGTGGGGTAGTCGTGGTAAAGTCTACCCGACGAAGGCTCAGGCTGAAAAGCAGGCCAAAGCTGCATATGCCGCTGGGTATAAGAAGAAAGGCTCGAAGAAATGAGCATTAGCACTTACGCAGAACTAAAGGCGGCTGTTGCAAGCTGGCTGAACCGTGAGAGCATCACGGCAAACGTGGCTGACTTCATCCGCTTGGCTGAAGCGCAGATGAACCGTGAGATTAAGCATTGGCGCGGTGAAGTGCGTGACGATCTGACAATCAGCGCACGCTACACTGATCTGCCCGCTGACTTCCGCACGCCGATCCGCCTGAGCGTTCCGACAGCCAACGGGCCGCGTGAGCTGGAGCCAGTCAGCCAGTCTGAGATTGTTGATCTGCGTTATGGCAGCAACGACACGGCTGGCGTTCCGCAATACTATGCGTTGTCTGGTGGTAAGATCGAGGTGTTCCCAACGCCTGATGAAACCTACACAGCGCAATTCATTTACCGGGCTAACCTGCCAGCCTTGTCTGACAGCAACACGACCAACTGGTTGCTGACGGAAGCCCCGGATGCTTACCTTTATGGAACGCTGATGCAGTCGGCTCCGTGGCTGCGTGAAGATGAGCGTGTCGCTATGTGGTCAAGCATGTATGCACAGGCCATGCAATCTGTTAATAAGGACGGAGAGATGGCTAAATTTGGCGGCGCTGGCCTTCGCATGAAGATCAGGGCTTACTAGCAACATCAAGCTGCCCGTGGTATGATACGGCAACATTAGGAGGCCAATAATGGCAAACATCGGAAAAACTGAACCAGCGTTTAGCGCAGCTTCTGTAACTGTCAGTGACACGGCTCGCATTGACCCAACGCGCGGGCTGTATGTCGGCGGCGCTGGCAACATCAAGGTTGACATGCAGGGCGGCGGAACGGTGACGTTCTTTGCGGCTGCATCGAGCGCGATCCTGCCTATTTCTGTAACTCGCGTTTACAGCACTGGCACGACTGCCACCAACATCATCGCTCTTTACTAAAAGGGTCTAGCAATGCAGATCAGCCTGAGCCTATCAATCGCAGCGCAGTTGCGCCTTGGAACCTCGATTTATGGGATTGATGCCTTAGACCCTGCATTGGTTCTGGACTTTGATGACGAGTATTACCGCGCAAACAGCGCGGTAAGCACATTCTCTGACAGCATCACCCACTCCCGTGCTGGCAACGCCACGATGGTGGACAGCGATGGTCTGCTGAAGTGGGCACCGCATAACTTGCTGACGTATAGTGAGCAGTTTGATAATGCGGCTTGGGTTAAAATAAACGGTTCAGTCACAGCAAACCAAACTGTTGGCCCTGATGGAACCCTCTCCGGCGACAATTTTTCTGCCAGCGGTTCTTTTGGCATCTTGCGACAGGTGGTTACAGTTACCCCCGGAATAACATATACGTTTTCTTTCTGGGCAAAAAATGTTGATGCAACGGCTGCATTTTACCGTGCTTATGATCAGATCAGCGCATCTGACATTGTTAGCGCCACTTCATACTTTTCTCAGATTTCCACAGATACATGGACACGAGTGCTTTTCTCCTTCACGGTTCCTGCTGGCTGCACTTCTGCCGCCGTATATGTAGCCAGTGGGGACCAAGGCGGGACGGTTTCTTTCTGGGGTGCCCACCTCTACCGCTCCGACCTTGGCGGCATGGTCAACAACCCTGACCGTGGCGACAGCTACGTGCCTACAACGTCTTCTGCTGTGTATCTGCCCCGCCGTGGGCATCACGTCTACAACGGCTCTGCATGGGTGAACGAGGGTCTGCTGCACGAGAGTGAAGCTCGGACGAATTTGATTGCGTATTCGGATTTTTCTAGCGGCTGGTCTACCTCCTCGCTTACTGCAAATTCCGTATCCACTGGCGTCGTAAACATTGTTCCATTGGCGACAACGACGATCCATGCCTACTATCAAAACGCATACACGGTAACGGCGAATGACAATGTTACATTTGCGGTGGATGTGCTTAAGGCATCAACTTATGGCTTTGTAGCCCTCTCATTGCATAACGGAACAACATCTGGTGGAAATGAGACCATACAGGTTTTCAACCTATCTACGGGAGCAATCGCCAATAGCTACAATACCGCACCGGATAGTTATACCATCGAAGACCGTGTGGATTACTGGCGTATTAGCATCACTTTTCGAATCACCACGACCGCCGCAAACGTGGCTATCTGGCCGCTAGACAGCGACCGTAACCCGAGGACCGTATGGCTTGCTAATGGGACTAGCGGTGTCACCATTCGTTATCCACAGGTAGAAGCAGGTTCCACGCCATCCTCCTACATCCCCACCTCTGGCGCTACTGTAACCCGTGCCGCCGAGACGCTTACCGTTCCTGCGGCTAACCTGCCGTGGCCTGAGCCTGTCGTGATCGGTGATGAACTGGTGACGAATGGGACGTTTGATAGTGATCTGACTGGGTGGACTTCTGGCGGTAGTGAAGGTGCTTCAGCCAGTGTCGTTGGCGCAGCGGCAAGGCTTTTAGGTAATAGCTACATTTACAAAACGATCAGCGGCCTAACCGCTGGTCAACCTTATGTTCTAACCGCTGATATTACTGGAACTAACTCTCAAGGTTCGCTGCGGATCGGCACTTCCCCCAATGTCGGTGACGTTTACGATAGTCCAACGCAGAACTCCGCCACTACCCTAACCCGCACGTTTGTTCCGATCGGCAGTGCTGTAGTCGTTACGCTGAAAGCAGAAGGCACTCCCGAAGATACCTCAGCCTATATGGACTTCGACAACATCTCCGTGCGTGAGATCAACCCCCTCTCCGTCAGCATCCAGATGGATGGGCGGATGACTTATGCGGATGATACATCAACAACTCAAGCCTCTTTGTTCCGCTGGCTTAATTCAACTACTGGTGATTATATTATCAACAGGATTGATACTTCTGTTGGCACGGATACTGGTCGGTTCTACACAATCCAGTATGACGCTCCCACAACAGACCTTGTCGGAACTGCGGCTAATTACTTTTCCCCAGACGTCCTCGTCCCGTTCAACATCGCATCTCGTCACGGCTCTACCTTCATTAACGGTGCAGTCGATGGCGTTGCACTGACGGCTAACACCACCCCAGTGGCTCTGCCTGATCTGTCTGCCACTGACTTGCAGCTTGGCTATGACTTCATGGGGACGATCCGCACCTTCCGCATGTGGGCTGATGACTTGGGTGACACTGGCATTGCGGAGGCTACCCTACCGTCTCTTGAGCCATCCCTATCGCTGACCTTTGACGGGTCTGAGAACAGCTTTACCGTATCTGATTGGAGTGCCTAAGCATGGGAACCAAAGCATATGACAACGCACTTGATCTAATCACGTTCTCCCGTGCAAGCGGGGGGACTGCTCTGCGCAAGATCAGCTACGGCAGTGAGCTTGTGACGAATGGGACGTTTGATACGGATAGCGATTGGACTAAGCAAACTGGTTGGGCAATTAGTGGTGGGCAAGCGTCTCACGTTGCTGGATCGGCCACACTGCTTTATCAGCCAATCTCTCTTACGCTTGGTAAGGTTTACAAAGCCGCTTGTGATGTCGTTTCTATCTCTGGTGGAACGGGATCATTGCAATTCAGAAGCGGTGGGACAACGACAGGCGTCACACTTGATTCAGGTCAAGTTGGAACAACTGTTGAAGTTCTTTACGTTGCTGATGGGAATACTCAAATTGCAGTTTTTGCTGGTTCTGGGACAAATATCTCCATCGACAACATCTCCGTCAAAGAGGTTCTCTTCGACCAGCCTGATGGCACTCTGACGCTGTTCAACCACCCCAACAACATCCCACGCATTGACTATGCAGCCGATGGCACTGTGAAGGGGCTGTTGATCGAGGAAGCTCGGACGAATTTGGTTACGTATTCGGAAGATTTTACGAATGCATTTTGGACTAAAGGTGGGACGACATCTGTTACTTCAAGCGCCAAAATTAGCCCAGATGGTTTAAGTAATGGGACGCAGTTAGATTTTCCAAATTCTGGCGATACCATTTATATGATTACGACTTTAGCTGTTGCTGCCCACACAGCCTCTGTGTGGATTAAGGCAGACGCTGCAGGCACTATCCGTATAGCTAGGGTGAGTTCTGGTGCAGATGGGGAGAATGTCAGTGTTACAACAGAATGGCAGCGTTTTGATGTGAGTATTACACCAACTACAACTAACGATGGTTTTCAAGTGCGTAGAGATGCCTCTGGACAGCTATCTAAGATATACATCTACGGTGCCCAACTCGAAGCTGGCTCCTTCCCGACCAGCTACATCCCCACCTCAGGTGCTACTGCCACACGAGCAGCAGACATTGCGTCCATTCCTGTGACTGACTTCGGGTATAACCAGAAGTCGGGGACTGTTGTGGTGGAGGGTAGCGTTATCGGTCTGCCTTCAATTGCAGGATACCTTGCTTCAATCACAGATGGAACGACATCAAAAATGCTGGTTTCGTTTGTTCAATCATCTGAGAACTTACGTTTCGGCGTAATAAATGGGTCTGACTTTACTGTCGGTTTGAATACAGCAACTATTTCTGCTGGAGATAGTTTGAATTTTGCTGCCGCTTACAGCCTAAATGACGTTGCTCAGTCTTTGAATGGGGCAGGTGTTCAAACGGACACATCAGCAACAATCCCATCACCCCTTACTATAATGCATATTGGCAACAGAGATGATTCGGCAAGGGCGCTCAACGGCCACATCAAGTCCATCCAGTTTTACCCACGCCGCTTGACTAACACCCAGCTACAGGAGCTGACAGCATGATTGACGAACTCGTAACCGAAGCACCAAAGACTGACTTCTACCTCAAGCTGGCATCTGAGGCTGACATGCCTTCTGTGCTGGCTGCCTTCTACAAGCAGGACTACACCACGATTGTAGACCCTGAGACTGGCGAGGAAAGCACTCAGATCGAGGGTGAGCCATACCTTGTGCAGCACACTGCTGACTATGCCATTGACGTAGTAGGCGTGATCCACAAGCCAACTGGCATTATGCTGACTGACGCTGACGGCAATGAGTATCCTGAGATGGCTGCTCTCGATGGCTGGCATGTCAACATTCGGTTGTCAGGTGACAACAAGCGGGCTGACGTAGAGGCACTGGATGCCTACTTCGTTAACCCTGAGCCCGCAACACCAAGCCGTGTCTGGCTTTGATCGGAGAATAGAAATGAGCAACGAGCCTTGGCACTTGTCTAAGTCTGTCCCGATTAGCTTCATTGTGGCTATCATCTGCCAGACAGGGGCTCTTGTCTGGTTCGTTGCAAGTATGAATAGCGGCATTGAGAATAACTCTCGGGAGATTGTTCGTCACGATACTCGCATTCAAACGCTTGAGCGCACAGTTCAAGATCAAGCAATTGCCATTGCGCGAATCGATGAAAACATTCGGGCCATTCGTGAGATGATGGAAAGGGAACGTCAGTGAGACCACTTAACGAGATCATCATTCATTGCACCGATACTCGCCCTAACTGGTGGGCTGACCGCACATCTGCTGAGAAGGTAGCCGAGGTTCGTCGCTGGCATATGGAAGAACGTGGCTGGTCGGATGTGGGATACCATTTCTTAATCGACCGCGATGGCTCTGTTGTTGAGGGTCGCCCTCTCGAGCGTGTTGGAGCCCATGTTAAAGGTCACAACACCAACACTGTCGGCATATCTCTCTTTGGCGGACACGGTGGCTCTGCGGGCGATCAGTTCCTTGATAACTTCACTGAAGATCAGCAGCGTTCTTTGATGCAATTGATCCGTGAGCTTCAAGACAACTACCCAACTATCACAGCAGTGTCTGGTCACAATCAATACGCAGCCAAAGCATGCCCTACCTTCTCAGTTCCAGCTTGGCTCGAAGGTAAGCGCGTCCAGTTCGTGCAAGAGGTGGTCGAAGAGCGTGCTCGCACAAGCCCCACACAGAGCCGCACAGTGCAGGCTTCATCTGTTCAGGTGGTAGCGGGCATCTCAGGCATGGTTGGCGCTCTACAGGCGCTCTCTGGCACTGCTCAGATCATTGCATTGAGTGGTGCGGTATTAGTCATTCTTCTCGGCATGTTTATCTTGCGTGAAAGGTTGAAGGCATGGGCTTCTGGCTGGCGCTAAGATCAAAGGTAACGGCATGGATTGGGATCGTGGTGGCTATGGCTGCTGCGATCCTTGCTGCTTACCTTCGTGGCAAGTCGGAAGCTAAGAAGGAGTTTGAGTCTGAGCTAGATCGTCAGCGTCTTAACTCCGTTCTCAAAGCAAACGAGGTTAAGCATGAAGTTGATTCATGGGATGATGAGCGGCTCATTGATGTTGCTCGTGGCTGGGTGCGCAACACCGAGGACTAACTACTGCGATATAGCTTCTCCGCTATATTTTGGCAGCGAAGAAGTGATTCAATACTTGGTCAAGAACGACCGCTCTCTTCTATCTGCCATCGTAACTCACAACGAAACGACAGATAGGCTTTGCCAATGACTCCCAAACAGAAAGAAGTTTATGAAGCCGTACAGAAGTATGGCGGAATACGTGCTGCTGCTAAACACCTAGGGCTCGTCCCATCTGGTGTGCATGCCACTTACTATCGGGCTCTCAGAGATATTGAGCAGGATAAAACATTCGAGTCGCTCGGCTATGACATCGAGGCTGACACGTCAACATCTCCAGAAGAAGCGTGGAACTCTCACAAGACTTCTTTCGAACGAGTGCTTGCTAAATCTAAGAAGAGCCGCAGCCATACCATCGAGCGTGCTGGCCCCTTCTGCATCTTCCATGCCACCGATGAACACATTGACGACGACAAGGTTCCTCTAAGTCTGCTGGAATGTGACATCAACGCAGCTCACGACATGGGCGCTATCATGTGCCACGGCGGTGACTTGCTTAACAACTGGCCTATGGCTGGTCGCTTGGCAAAGCAGTGGGCAGAACAGGATTGCACACTGGCTTCAGCTCTTCTTCGAGCTCAGCACTTCATTGACATCTTCAAGCCTAACTTCTGGGTTGATGGTAACCACGAAGAGATGAACCCGTATCTAGTCAATCTCTTTGACGAGTGGCTCAAGCCACATGACGTAGCTCGAGACTACTGGCGAATTGATTTCACTGTGAATGTTGAAGGCGGTCGAGACCTTCGAGTCGCCATGTCCCACAAGTTCCAGAAAGGATCGTCTTGGTTCCATAAATCCCATGGGCATATCAGGGAAATGCTTGAGGGTGATGACATCGATCTTTACATGGACGGGCATATCCACAGTGATGGCGTGATGGATCACACTCTTCCTGAGCGGCAGCATAGTTCTCTCCTTGTTTCTTCTGCTGGGTATAAAGTGATGGACAAGTATGCCACTCGCATTAGTCGTGGTGGCATTGTCCCTAAGCTGCGCGGTCGAGCTCACTGGATTATCTGCGATCCGTTTGCTGACTATGATGCCAACCTAGTCATGGCATTCAAAGACCCAGTTCAGGCCGAGGCATATCTAAATTCTCTACAGAATTTGCGGATGTTTTGATTCACCCCTTGCGCCTCACTAGCGTCATAAATAGAAGGCTCTGGTGAGGCGTTACAAGTTCGCTCAGTTCGTCACGGGATGGGTGATTTTGTTGGTTCGTGCTACCAAATGCGCTACATTTCTTCAACACAACCACGCCTCACACGACCACCCTTTCAGCAAGTCAGCACCAAGTTGAGCATTCTGTGTGGCTGCAAATCTCAATCGCTGGCTTGTCGATGGGGTGGTCTAGGAGCCCAGCTAATCAGGCTTGATCTCACACACTGCACTGCCAGTGGATCATCGACCAAGGCTTCAGCCCGCATCATTACTTCACTGCACTCAGCTTGCGTTTCATAGAGCATACGCATTTGCAACTCTTGGCCTTGCACTGCGTAGGTCAGGATTAGGACGGTGAAGAAGGTGGTCATTCCATTTCCTCCACCAGCTTAACTACATAAACGCCGTCTTCTGCGGCAATCATTTCTGCATATTTTTCTGTGCTGTAGCAATACCCGTCCAACGCTCCACCAACAACGAGCCACCGAACAATAGGCTCACGTGG